GCACAGGTAGCGCATCAGGTCGGTGGGCTTGACGGTGGGGTGGGTGTTGCCGTTGCTGCGATCGTCGCGGCTGGCCTTGGCGGTGTAGAAGAACCGAGCGGCGCTGCCGGTGTCGCCATAGCTGTCAATTGCCGCAACGCCATCACCGGGACTTGAATTGCACCAGCCCTTGCTGCGTTCTCGCGTTGCTACACGCGGCCCAGACGAACCCCCCGTCGTCTGCGGAAACAACCGCACCACCTCGTCGCTGCCGTCGTGAATCAGGTTGGCGGGCCAGCGGCCGCCGGGCTTCAGCTCCAGCACAGCCTCGCGCCGGCCCGCTTGCCGATGCTTCTCGCTCGGGTTGTCGATGTTGGCCTGGCTCGGTGCCATCATCCGACACTCCTCGTTGTGGGCGATCCTGCACCCGTCCACATTGAGCGCCCCGGTGCCGTGCTCCAGCACACAGGACGCCACGGTGCCGGTGAAGGACTTACGGGCCACGGTGATCGGCTCCAGCGCGGGCTTCAGCGCCGTGCCCCAGCCTGACCACTGACCAGCCTCGCCACTGATGGCCTCGCCACTGATGGCCTCGCCACTGATGGCCTCGCCACATTTTCGCGCACCGAGGATGTTGTTGGCTCCACCTTGCCCGCCAGGTATGCGATCCCGTTGAAAGCCTGCCGCCTTATCGATCGCCTTGCTCACGTCCAGCGACTTCGGAAACCCCGAGCCATAGACCCACGCGATCAGGTCGCGGATCTCAAACCCTGCATCCTCAATCCGCACCGCCATCCGGTGCTGCGTCCTGGTGCCAGCGAAAGCCAGCAGGTGCCCGCCAGGCTTCAGCACCCGCAGGCATTCGGCCCATATCTCCACGCTTGGCACGTCGTAATCCCACCGCTTGCCCATGAAGGCCAGGCCATAGGGCGGATCCGTCACCACAGCATCCACGCTGCAGTCCGGCAAGATGCGCATCACCTCTAAGCAGTCACCTAATAGCAGCTCGCTCATGGCATGTCAGATGAGGTGGGTTGGGGCTCCTGCTGGAGCCCCCGGTGGTTGGCTGGGTGGGACTTGCTGACCGTAGCACCGGCGGCTACAGTGCGCAAGCTCCCGACCGTGGCGCATGAAGCTTGCCCATCCAACCCATATACGACTGACCGCAGACCTGCTGCAACGCCTCGACCTATGGCGTGGTGACCGAATGTCACGCGCTACGGCTATCCGCGTGCTCCTGGAGCAGGCGCTGAAGGCATGACCATCACCGACATCGCCAACGGCAGGTGGCCGGACCTGCTGGCGGAGCTTGGCGGGCTGACCGCTGACCAGCTGACCGATCGGCACCAGCCCTGCCCATGCTGCGGCGGCTCCGATCGCTACCGGTTCGATGACCGCGACGGCAGCGGCTCATGGTTCTGCAACCAATGCGGCGGCAAGGACCAGGCCGGCGGCGGTGGCACCGGCATGGACCTGTTGATGCGCGTCACCGGCTGGCAGTACGCCGAAGCCTGCCAGCGCATTGAGCAGCACCTTGGGACCATCCCTGACCCACCGACCAAGGGTGCCGAGCACGTCTGGCCGTATGGCAGCGGCTTCCTCGTCTGCAGGTTCCCAGGCAAGAAGATCCGTCCGCTGTGGTGGGATGGCAGCAAATGGCTATGGAAGGCGCCACCATCACCGAGGCCGCTCTACCGGCTCGATGCACTGCGCAGCCGGCCAGATGCGCCGGTGCTGATCGTCGAAGGTGAGAAGGCCGCCGACGCCGCACAGCGTCTGTTCCCGGAGGCGGTGGCGATCACATGGCCGTCAGGATGCAAGGCGATCGACAAGGCCGACTGGTCACCGATGGCCGGCCGGCGATGCGTGCTGTGGCCTGATGCTGATGACGTTGGCCGTCAGGCCATGGCCAAGCTGGCGTCGCGACTGCTGGCGGCAGGTGCTGCACAGGTGCGGATCGTTCATCCACCAGCCGACGCACCCGAGGGTTGGGATCTCGCGGACGCGGACTGGACACCGCAGCAGGCCAGCGCATACCTGAAGGCCAACAGGACGGAGCCGATCACGGAGCCGACGCCGGTGATCGAGCCTGAAGTGGTGGCGCACGATGATCCGCCGCCGCTGGCGGTTGATGCGGCACCATTTGCTTGCCTCGGCTTCGATGGTGACAGCTACTTCTACCAGCCCGGCAGCACTGGGCAGGTGGTGCGGCTCAGCAGGTCCAGCCACACCGCCACCAACCTATGCGCGCTCACGGACCTGCCCTACTGGGAGACGCTCTACCCCGGCGCACGCGGCAGCGTCAACTGGATCGCAGCAGCCAGCTCCCTGTTCGCCAGGCAGGCGGCAGTTGGCGTCTACAGCCCCGATCGCATCCGCGGACGTGGCGCATGGTGGGACCAGGATCGCTCAGTGCTGCATCTCGGTGACCAGCTGATCGTTGACGGCCAGTCCACTCCAGTGGCTGATGGCATCGCCGGCAGCAGCTACGTCTACCAGAGGCTCAGCCGATTGCGCGGGCCGGCAGGTGCCGAGCCACTTGACGATGCCGGTGCGTTCCTGCTGCTCGACATCGCCAGCCGATTCCTGTGGGAGGTGCCAGCGTCAGGTCTGCTGCTGGCAGGCTGGGTGACCCTGGCGCCGATCTGTGGCGCGCTGACCTGGAGGCCGCATCTCTGGCTGACAGCTGGCTCAGGCAGCGGCAAGTCCGAGGTGCTCGGCCGCTATGTCACCACCCTGCTCGGTGACATGGGTCTCGTCGTCGCTGGCAATACCACAGAGCCCGGCATCAGGCAGGCACTGCGCGCTGATGCGCGACCGGTCGTGTTCGATGAGGCCGAGACCAACGAGCGCCCCGACCAGCAGCGGATGCAGGCGGTGCTGGGCCTGGCGCGTGTGGCCTCCAGCGAGAGCAAGGCCCACACCCTCAAAGGCAGCCCAGAGGGCGACACCCAGCGCTACACCATCCGCAGCATGTTCCTGATGTCGTCCATCGCCACCGCGCTGAAGCAGGGCGCCGACAAATCCCGCTTTGCGCAGCTGACCCTGCGCAACCCGAACGAGCTACCCAAGGAGCAGCGCATCAGCCACTGGGAAGAACTGGAACGCGACCTCGACCGTCACATCAGCGATGCCATCGCGCAGCGCCTGCAGGCGCGCACCATCCAGCTGATCCCTGTGATCCGCCGATCCGTGCGTGTGTTCACCCGTGCTGCGGCCGAAGCGTTCGACTCGCAGCGGCTTGGCGACCAGTACGGCACCCTGCTAGCCGGTGCGTGGTCGCTGATGTCCACCGACGTGCCGACACCCGAGGAGGCGCGGAAGTTGATCGCGGACAACGACTGGTCCAGCTACAGCCAGTCCGTGGAGGTGCCAGACGAGCAGCGCTGCCTGGAGCGGATCCTGCAGCATCAGATCCGCGTGGAAGCAGATCGCGTGGTCACGCGCACCGTTGGTGAGCTGGCTGACATCGCGCAGCACCATGCCGCTGATGCCACCGTCACCGCCAACGAGGCGCAGTCTGTGCTCGGCCGGAATGGGATGCGCGCGGAAGGTGGTCAGCTGATCGTCTCCAACACCGCCAACGCGATCGCAGCCATCCTGCGCGACACCGCATGGGTCAACTGCTGGCCCACGGTGCTGGCACGCCTACCAGGCGCACGAAAGACCGGAGCTGTGCGGTTCGCAGGTGCTGGAGCCGTGTCGCGGGCGGTGGCGTTACCGCTTAACCGTGGCTAGGGTGTTACGGTACCGCAACCGTTACATGTTCGAGATCATCGACTCCAGCCAGGTCCCTGCGCTGAACCGCTCCATGCCACTTCCGCCGATGCCTATCGCTGAGCTGCAGGTGGGCAAGGCGATACGCGTTCCGGTCGATCATTTGACCGATCCAGAGGCGCGAAAGATCTACGGCACCATCAGAACGCGGGTCTGCCGAGCCCGTGCCGCGACGGGCAACGAGTACACCGTCGCATGGTCCGATGGCGCCATTTACGTGGCCCGGACCGAGTAGGCGTTACAAAAAAGGCCCTTCCGTTACGGTCCGGTTACGC